TCCGGATGCGTAAGCATCATGGAGAAGTATTTGCCGTAAGTTACTTAAAGGCATGTCAACTAGCTGTTCAGAAGCAGATAGGTAAAGATAAGATTAAAAGCTTAAGGGCTCTAGTCTCAGATTTACCGCTTCCTAGACTTACATCTTCTGGTCTCCCTCGGTTTATTCCGTTAAGAGATAGAAGAGCAATTTGTACGGGTTCAGTTTCTGTAATTAGATGATGACTTACGTTATTTTCTATTTATAGAGTATTGAGTTGCCCGCCCAAATTTAAGTTGAATACCATAACAGATGGTTTCTCTGGTGATAAAGTGTTTTTAGATAAGATTTCCAAGGAATTAGGCGTTTTATCGTCTAGTTTCAGGAAATATAATCCAAAGCCTTTATCTCCAGGGTCATTTTTATGACTGGAGTCTGCTTCCCCTTCCTCTAGAACTTCTTGGACTGGTCTAATCGCAGATGCTTTACTGTTAAAGCAATTGGGACTAGATCAATCTTTAGAATTCTTTATTGATAAAAATGGTTCCTACCATTTACAACGGTTGTGAAAAACTGTTTGTAAATTGTTGGACCATTGGACTTTCACTGAACTAATGCTGTCTTCTCCAGTAAAGGAGAATGCATCACTAGACAATGTTGGTCAACTTTCTTTAAAGAAGGAAGCTGCCGGTAAAGTCAGAATTTTTGCTCTTGTAGACGTTTGAACACAATGTGTGTTGAAACCTCTGCATTTGTGATTATTTGAGTTTTTAAAAACTCTGCCAAATGACGGAACTTTTGATCAGTATGCATCTGTTAAAAGATGTATGTTGAAGGTAAAGTCTTCCGGTAAATCGTTTGGATATGATCTATCCGCTGCAACTGACCGTTTACCAATAGGTCTTCAGATTAGTATTCTTACTTCCATTTTTGGAGGTGAGTTTGCTAACCATTGAAGTAACTTGTTGGTAGGAAGAGAGTACGTTTTGTCTAGCCGAGAATTTGGTGATGCAAGAGTGAAGTATTCTGTGGGGCAACCCATGGGAGCTTTATCAAGCTGAGCCATGTTAGCGGTTACTCATCACTTAATAGTTCAGTATTGTGCCAAATCATCCGGACTTTCACGTCCTGGTGTTTGGTATGATAACTACGAATTGTTAGGGGATGATATTATACTTTTTGACAAAGTAGTTGCTGACGCCTATCTTGCTGTTATGGCAGGATTAGGTGTTGGTATTACTCTTAGTAAATCTGTTGTTGCATCAAATGAAACAATAGAATTTGCTAAGGTCACTGGGCATAATGGACATAATGTGTCGGCGATTTCATGGAAAATGTTCATGAGTCAAAAATCA